TTGAACAGCATCTTCATTCGTCTTTGCTAGAATATTCAACTGAAAATTAAGAATATATGGAACAGAAGTAAAAAACTTTGTCTTTTTATTGTTATCTGTTATAATATTCTTGGTAAAACTATTTGTCTTTGGTAATTGTCTAGTCGGGTCAAAGTAAAGAGAAGACATTTCAAATCCCATTCTAGGGAGTTTGATTGCCAGTTTAGCATCTGCCATGTCTGCTGTTTCACGAATACGATCTAAGAACTTCTGCTTTGGAGAATAACTCAGAGGAACTTTGATTTGACTAATTACATTACCACTGGAGTCTTTTCTCAGCAGGTAGATATTATTGAATAGTGTTCCGAATACAGCAACACACTTTCTGATCTTTTCATGGTAGAAGTGTTGATTAAACATATTATGTCACCTCTCCGAATGGATTACCTTCACTGAAGTCAATAATATTATCGCCTTCTGTTTCAAAGAAAGTATTCTGCTGTGTAGTTTGAATCAGATTGTTCTCTCTGACAGAGACCACTGTGTAGGTTGCGCTGCCATTAAATTCAGTGATATTAGTAATACTGCCTGTTGTAAAGAGGTGATACTTACCATCGTCCGCACCAAGATGAACAAGTGACAGCTCGTTAGAACTATCGTTCCACTTAGCAATCTCACCAGAAATGGTTACGTCATTAGCAAGGTCTTGTTGAACAGTAGTGCCTACCTGCAACACATCACTATCATAAGAACTATCTGTAAGAGTCAGAATATACTGGTAAGCATAATTCTGCTCAATTTCGTCGATGACACGAATATCTGTATCAAAGTCTTCGTCATTGTATTCAAACAGTTCAATCTCCATACGGAATGTTGGGAGATTCGATAACTGATAGAATGGTTGATCATCAATCACTCGCATGATTTCAAAGATTTGATCTGACAATGGAAGATAGATTAAATCGCCTTCATTTGGTCTTACCTGAGAAGAGACATGATTGAATGCTACTTCTTGCCATCTTCTTCTAGACACATGCAGTGTTGCTCTGTCTCTAATCTCTACACCAAACTTTGTAAAGAGTTCTTGATCACCGTCAAAGTTGTCAATATTCTCCAGATACATTTCAATCTTGTAAGCATCTTCAAACTTTGAGGCGACATCTTCGCCAAAGATTTTATCTTCTGCTACAAGTGTTCTGGGCATATAGAAAACATCTTGTCCATACATCTTGAGAGATTCGATGACAATGTTTTCATATAAGTCTTGCTCTGATTTGACTGATTGACTAAAGTAGAGATTGGTAGCCATTACATTATCCTACAAAAAAGTCAACAGGCAACTCGTATGTATTACGCAGTTTTTCTTCTAACCTAAGCATCTCTTGAGTTGCATCATCATATAATTGTCTGCCATTCAATGTAACACCACCGGGAAGTTGCATACCCTCAAACTTAATCAGGTTTGCCCCCCACTGTTGTTTAATCGCCTGTGTCAAATACTCTTTCACAAACAGATCGTTATAAACATCAGTATGAGTTTCTGGGTCTACAATCTTGAAAGTTTCAAAGACGAGATAATCATCTTCTAAAATATCCTGATCAGAAAACTTACCGTGGATGTAAACTCTATTCTGATGCCTATTGAAATCAATATGTGGATACCCAGTCAACTTTGCATCTAACAAAGAAAGATATTGCTTTGTCTGTTCATAGTAGGCAAGATCACCAATATAGGTGTTAAGATCGTAAATATCATTCAAAGACATTTGATATTTAATGTCAAACATTCCAGCAGAATTGCCTGAACCTCTGACCATAAAAAGTCTCTTGACATAAATGATACTATCATCTACAGTGATATAACCATTAGAAATATCTGTAGATGTGACCTGATGTTTTAGAAACGTTCTAACAACCGCATCAGAATGATACTCCTGATAGAGTTGAAGAGTGTCGTCTGTCCTATCTTCCAACTGGTCAATATCTACATTGATTTCAATAACAGGTGCGCCAAGTCTTCTTAGACAATGATCTATCAGTTGGTCTCTTGTACTTGGTGTAGCCATGTTTGTTCCTTAGAAAACTATATTTATTATATATTTATAAATCTTTTTCTTCGGATGTCAGTAAAGCAATCTTATTTCTAATAGATAAATCTTCTATCGGAGTATCGCTGAATCCGTGCCAGTTGGCTCTCTTCTCGCTTACCTTATGCACTTCAACAAGTTCATGCGCAAGTTTATCAATAAATTCGAGTTGTAAAACATTATCCCAAGATTCAGATTCTTGCTCCTGATCACAAAACTCAATTAATAACTTTTGAATCTTACTGACATTCGCTCCACATTGCTCAAGATATTCCTGTTCACCTTTAGTAATCCTGCCTCCCATTCTAATATCTCTAAGAGACTGAGTCAAACTTCTTTTTAGGTGACCGATTGGTTCTTGCTGTTCAAAATCATGTTCATCAAAACCATTAACTTTGACCTTGAGTTCTTCATAAATCTCATTGAGAGCCAGAACATCCTTCATTGCACCCTCTACCATAAGTCTATTCTCTTCAGCAATTTCATGGTGCCGTGCGATTTTAATATTGAGATCAAACTTTTGCCATTTAGAGAGACTTTCATCTTCTAAATCTTCATACATTTTTTGAAGCGATACTTTTTGTTGCAAAAACTTCCATTTCAAGTCATTCAGAATACTTTTTTTGTGAGAGATTTCATTATGAACTTGTCTGACATTATAGTAATCACTAAAGTTTGACATATTAATATGTTTCCAGATCCACTGATTGTGACCTCTGTTAAATAATGCTGCCAAATCGTTAGTATTTTTAAATGCCTGCTCTACTAGAGCTGAATTTTCTCCAAAGGTTTTATCACCAAAACTATGAACATCCGCCAACTCTGCCTTTTCTAGAACCTCTGGAAAAGACATACTCGGAATGTTTTCGGTTTTAGATAAATTTGTGACTTCGTCGATGATAGAAAGTTCATTATTATCTTCAGTCAAAGAAAGTTCATTATTATCTTCAGTCATGTATATTCAATCCTAATAAAAGTTATACCTGAGTTTTACTTGCATGATATGTATATGCCGCTATTGCCCCAAGGTCATGGCTATAAATCGTTGATCCATCAGATGAAACTAAATTAATCATATCTCCGGGCGTCTGGTGTGATAATGGTACTGAAAATTCGGTAGGTCCATTTGCAGTGTAGTAATCTGCAGTGGTTGCGGCATCCGGGCTAATTCCAGACATAATATATCCTCTGCCGTTTGAAGAGGATATGCCAACAGCGCCAAAGCGACTTCTTAATCCTCCCGGATCCCAGTTTACTGAGACCTGAGAAGAGAATGGGAATTTTTCGACTACTCTTCTTTTTCCATCTTCATCCGGACCATTCGGTCCAGCAGGACTAGTAGTATCATTATCGATATTAAATCCTTCAAAAAGGAATCCTTTAGTCGATGAAACTAAAGAGGCTCTTGAGTGTACGAACTGAGTTTGAGCTGTGCCCGGTGCAGTTATCGTAGTATCACTCGCAAATGGGAATGTTTCTCTATAGCCTCCTTCACTACTCGCCCTCGAGGTCGGGCCCGGATCATTAAATTGGGCTGAACCCGGAATTCCCGGGAAATTATATGCAACTTGATCTACGCCACTGATAGCACTTCCCATAGCACCATAGTTAGTCATATTGCCCGGCAGCGCTGCCCAAGTTTCTGTAGAGTGAGGCATTTTTTGCCTTTGTGGCATACTTTCACCGCTACTGACTGGTCCAGATTCGTTTGAAGGCACAATAGCAGGTCCAGGAGTACGGATGTATCCTGCACTATAATATGAAACGTCTGTGGAGTATGTCGCCATCCCAAATTTTCTCCAGTAGTACAGATCATTACCTGATTGAACCGTTCCACTAACTTGCTGGAATGGGAAATACATGGTCCTTACTCCCCACTTTTCACTGGAAAAGGAAAAATGTTCAGATGGGTGGGGTCCGGGATCAGTTGGAGAGGTATATCCATGAAAATATGCTCTAGTAGGAGAACTGGTTCCTTTCATACCACCATTTTGTGTTTCGGTCGGTGCCCGCTCGCCACCAATATTAGTATTTCCGGCATAACTTGTTGTATTATTATTCTCGGACGACAGCAAATACTCCCCTAATATCCTAGTAGCGTTATTTGCAAAGTTGAAAGTTTGCCTAACAGTTGAACCGTGATCATTGGCACCTGATCCTGATTCACCCATTCCGCCTGATATCACACCAAAAGTACTACCCTGTTCAGGAGAAAGGTATAGGTATCTAAAATATACTCTAGGAGAAAGTCTACTACTGATACTGTTTCTATCCGTAAATCCAGTATTAGCAGACCTGACCTTAAAATCAAACCTAATTGGATTTACATGTCTTCTAGAGTTTGTCCCGCCTTCTGGCGAATTACCATCTGGAGCCAGAGGATTATAAGAATAATCGCTCGGAGTAGTCGGCATGGCAATCTTATGCTCTCTTGGCATACCAACCTCAAACCCTTTATGAATAATATAGTTGTTGATAGTATCTTGGTAATATACCGTCGGTTCATCGCCGAAGTCCTCGCCGTCGGTGGGAGCGCCATTCCACGCTCCAGTCCATCCAACCCTTAAAAAGTCATTAGTTCTTCCAAAATGAGCGTCTGGGGATGTAGCATAAGCTGCGTCGGAGTTCTGAACTAACGTCGTCCCATCAAATAAACCTTTGACAGTAGTATTAATCTCAGATTCGCTAAGAGAATCTAATTTTGCTACGTTAATAGATGTTCCATCAATATCTGTGAGTTGTGTTTCTGCTGTTGGTGCAGGAACCTCTTCCCAAACTCTAAATTCAGTAACTGTATCTCCTACCAACCCATGATTCGCCCCTAAAACATTGAGCACGTCACTAATACTAGAACTTTGAGTCTTCATATTAACTCTGAACCCACCTGCTGATCCTGGAATAGTGGTATATAATGTGGGGGCAGGAGTAGTGCCCGGTTCTTTAACGCCTTGTAAAAAAACAAATTCTGTAAGTGATCCAATAGTAGGAAGTTTTTGTGGTGATCCTACTTGAGTATATCCAGGACTGTAGAAAGTACCAGGAGCACCGCTGAATGCCTCTACAGTTGGATTCGCATAAAACATATGAGACTGCACTGCAGGATATGATGGAGTCGAAGGATCGCCCGGCTTTTCAGGAGGAGATCCTAAAGCTGGGTGCATACTGTGAATTACCCCTGTGTAATTTGATTCATCCGGGCCCGGTGCGGGGACTTGT